AGTGTTTAATGATTACTCTAAAAACGCTACAATGGGATAACTGCTTCAGCTATGGACAAGATAATAAACTTGATCTAAACTCAGGCAACCTCACTCAGCTTATTGGCATAAACGGACAAGGTAAGTCAAGCATACTGGTCGTCATCTACATCAAACGTAAGGTTGATAGTATAACCATCATTGATGAAACGGTTTTGAATCTCTTGTTTCTTGATTCCTTTACTGTTTTTGTTGAAAAGAACTTCTTCTAATATAAGTGGTATGCTTGACTTACCTTGTCCGTTTATGCCAATAAGCTGAGTGAGGTTGCCTGAGTTTAGATCAAGTTTATTATCTTGTCCATAGCTGAAGCAGTTATCCCATTGTAGCGTTTTTAGAGTAATCATTAAACACTCCCATTATTGTACTTATTTTTTCATCTTTTAAATTAAGTATTGCACTCAAATACTCTGCTAATTCTTCTTCCATTGTCATCTCTTTAAGATTTAACGTAGATTGACTACTTCGTTTTATTACTTTCTTATCGAGTAGCTCTGAGTTCTTCACATTAGCTAAATCAGCTACATCGCCTTCTATCTCATAAATAGTATGGTGAAAATCTGTCAGTATCATATCCGCTGGATCAGTTATAGTTTTTCTTATTAACTGTGGGAGATCGAACTCATGCCATGTCCAAGTCCAATCATCATGTATGGTTATATATCCTGTAGTGACTTCTTCTCTATGAAAAGAAGTTGTCATTGGGCTGCCTGGATAGACTATGTTTCTTTGTGTATTTGAGTGACTATGCAAATCTCCAGCAAAAACTACTGGGAATGCATCTAGTCTATCCAAATCAACCTCAGGTATAACATGCGGAGGTATTTCACCCCGCACATGAATAAAGAGAGGTTTATTCACATTGCACTTCTCTATTGATGTAGGCTTATGTAAGTCTGCATATGGAAGTATAGTGAAATCCTCAAATTCTGTTGTCTTGTCTACTATTGTAACAAGTTTATTAACATCTTGAGTTGCTCTCTTTAAATTAGAGAAGAATGTTTTATTTTTCTTAGTCGCTTCATGGTTTCCATCGTAAATGTAGGTGGGTATAGTTACCCCCCTTATAAAATCGAAGTAAAGTGTGAGTTCGTCCATTGAGGGAACTCTATCAAATAGGTCACCGCCTATTATATGTATGTCATGAGTTCTTTCAAGTTCTCTTATATCTTGAAAGAATAATTCGAAACGGCTACACGCCCACGGTAGCGGTACATTCTTTTGACCGAGCTTTAAGTGCCAGTCTGCCGTGAATAAAATCATGAAATTTTAAATTCTGCATTGACTTCATCAGGTGTGTCATTAGCAGGAGTAGTTACTCTCTGTAATAACTCTAATTGAGCATCAGGTGTAGGTCTAGGTAAGACGTCGTCCATTGAACGAATATCTGCAGTTGCAGTCTTTTCTTCTTCGTTTAAAGGTCTTTTCTTACATTTAAGAGCCTGTAATCTGTACTCGATATTAAAGACATTAGGTCCAGTCTTAACTCTTTGAAAATGAATGTCCCATCCTTCTTCAGGATCTGTAGGATCACCTAAATCATCTGCAGCAACCATAATTTGCTCCATTAATTTTTTCTTTAAGTTAAGGACTTTAACTTTGCCATCGGCTGGATCTATACACTGTGCTGCGTATGCCCAACCACATTTTAGATCAGGAAAGAAATCTCTAACATGATCTTTTTCCTTGTTGTTGAATGTTTCTGTATCTCTGTCGAAAGCAAGACATTCCATAGGAATATTCTTATTGTTTTCTCCTTTGATCCAATAAACATATCTTGGTAATAGATCACCTACTATACGAATAACATTATCTCCGTTTTTATATGTATACTGATCTATCTTTTCTTTTTTTGCTGCGCCTTGCGCTTCATTAAATTTAATTGCCATTAGTTTTTTCCTTTGCGTTATCTTCGAATTTAAAATGAATCATTCCATCTTTCATTCGAAGCAATCTATTTTTGTTTATTAGTTTTGTAAAAAAGGGGAGATGAATCAACTGTAAAGTTGTATCCCCTGTTGCTTTATAATGTAAATAATTGCGATAAGAAGCTATCATAACATACATGGAAGCTTCTATACTACTGTATTTTTTTCTTTCTACTAATAGTTTTTCTGGATTTATTAGGAAACTATGTCCTGAAAAATTCTTATTCCAATACTTATATGTTGGATCCCTTGTACTATTAGGAAGTCTTTTATGCGTTAAAGTATGAATAATAAGAAGAACGGATATTGGATCTCCTTCCGTTACGTCCATAATTTTTTCCCAATTATATTTTATCATTATATTATACCAAATTTTGAAGTCCGTGTCAAGTAGTATTTTTCGGAGGTTGTTACAAGGTGGATACCTTATAACCCTGCTTAATGTAATAACCATATCGTGCGCTAGCTTGTCGCTTTGCAGTCTTGCCTATTAAATGTATATCTACTACTGTAGGTTGCTTCTTTCCATCATATTGACGGATTATTCTTCCAATGAGCTGTGTAAGTAACGGCTCATTATTTACTGGTGTGCCTAAAATTAAGCAACTAAGAATATCTAAAGATATACCTTCTGAGAAAATACTTTGTGTCCCATACAGTATATTTTTATCTTTAAATATCTGGTTTATAATATCAGGTCTTTCTTCGTGAGGGATTGCTCCTGTCACACAAACTGCGGCATCACCAGTGAGTCTGGCACAGGTTTTTAAAAAATCTACTCTATCAGATACTACTAACACTTTGTAACCTCGTGCAGCATATGCACTTGCGGTCATAGCGATAGAATTTTGGTACTCTGGGTTATATGCTAGTTCATTCACTCTATTAGCCCAAGGGATAGCACTTCCGTCCATGAACCTAATGTCCAGTTTTAGAATATCTATTTTAGGCATCATAAAGTTTTCTTTTGGGGGTTTTAAAACATGATCCCCAAAATAATCTCTAAATACTACATGTCTACCATCTTTTCTTGTTAATGTACCTGTAAGACCGATCTTGTATCTAGCACAACTTTTATCTATAATTCTTGAAAAAGTTGGACTACTAACATGATGCATCTCATCAAGTATTACTAGTCCAAATTCTCGTCTAATTCCTGCGATTCTTCTGTATAAAGTTTGAACATTCCCTATAACGATAGGACTATCAATATCAAACTTTCCACTACCAATTACTCCAGGCTCAATTCCAAATACTTTTCTAACTTCATTTTCCCATTGTTTTCTTAATGTTAGAGTGTGGGTTACTACTAATGTTTTTTGACCTAGCTTTGCAGCTATTGCTAAAGCTGTAAAAGTCTTTCCCCAACTTACCCAAGCGTTTATTATACTACTGTCATTGACTTCTTCATATACAGATTCTTGGCTTGGTCGTAAAGTATACTTAAATGGAGGAAATTTTACAGGTTTAGTAATTCGTTTATCTATTATTTCGTGATCGAATGGTATCATTTCTATTCTACCTGTAGGAATTGTTATTAAATCTTCTCGAATAGTACCCATGTTTTTAATCATTATAGGCGGATCTCCAAACCTAAATGAAGGAATAGCGTAAGTTAGTTCCCTATCTATTTCCTTTTTCGTATGAGGTAGAACATCTAAATATACTCTATCACTTATTACTGCTTTCATAAGAAATAATTTATTAATAACATACTTAAAGCTATTATGCCTAAACAAAAGAAAGGAATAATAAAAGATACTATTATTATTTGTGTTTCTATTTTCATACCTTTCTCCATGTGTCTTTTTCTTTTTTATTAGACACACTATATAAAATCCATGGAATTCCTGCCCTATGAAGAACCCCCGCCCAAGAAGCATTCTCAGGCAAAGGTCTTTTAAGAGTGAAGGGGAAAGGGCAATCTTCAATCCATAGCGTACTTGCTATAGTTTTTTTCTCCACCCTTAATATTTTATGATATTTTAAGTCTACTTTGTGTTTCTTTTCCTTAGTGAAAAAGAATCCTGAATTATCAATGTAATGCTTCCCTTGATGATTCAGTAGAGATGGTATATCATCAACCATATACTTTAAAGGATACATACTTTTCATAGGACTTTTTAATCTTCTTATTCCTATAGTATCTCCTTTCATATTTGTGTCGTCTAACACTTGATCTTCCACCCATAGAATACCGTCTATTAGTTCTACATTGTCTGTATGTACAACAAATAGAGGAAATTCTAGTGCATCATAGATCATACTTATCCTCAAACTTTCCAAATGAATAGTCATCACCTACATCAAAGTCACAACCTATTGGAGAGCCTGGAATACTTAATCCTCTATCCCTTTGAATACACTTTTGTACTAAAATTTTATAATCTTCAACCCACTCTTCTTTTACTTCTGCTAATATTGAATCATGTACTAATGCAAATATTTTCATATCAACCTCTCTTCGTATTTTTTTAATCTCATTATGAGTATCAATTGCTCCTAATAAGTTAATGTCTGAAGCTATAGATTGTACTAAGAAATTTAGTCCTGATCTAACCTCATGACTAGCTACTCCTTTATTATCTGACCTTACATTAGGCAATCTTCTTTTTCTTCCAAAGTGAGAATAAATAAATCCATGATTCATAATAATTGTTTCACACCTACTAATCCAACTTTTTAATTTATGAAATTGTCTAAAGTAATCATCAATAACTTCTTGTGCTTCTTGGACACTAAAGTATCTTCCCGCGTCTTGAGTTACTTGTTGTGATATTTTACGTGGACCAGCTCCATACATTATTCCAAAAGTAACAGCTTTTGCCATCTGTCTTTCAGTTTTATATAATTCTGCTACATCTTCTACTTCACAAGATAGATTAAATACTAATTTAGCAATACTACTATGAAAGTTACCTCCTTCTTTAAATACTTTTTGTAAGTTTAAATCATCAGAAAGCATAGCTGCTACATATACTTCTGCCGTAGTTAAATCCATTGCAACTATCTTATTCCCTTCTTTTGCTTTTATACAACCTTTAACAATAGGATTATCTCTAGGTATTTGTTGCATATTCATTTTACCACTAGAAGATAATCTTCCAGAAGTTGTACTATGAATATTAAAACCTGTTCTTAATCTGCCATCACGATCTAGCTGTGGTAAAATTTTATCCAAATAAGTATTCTTGATTTTTGACTTTTGTCTAATACTAAGAATATGTTTTGGTATTTCATGTTCTTCAGCAAGTTTCTTTAGTACTTCCGCATCTGTAGAATAAGCTCCTGTAGGTGTCTTTTTAGAGGGTTTCAACCCAGCGTAATCAAACAATAAGGTTCTTAATTGAACTGTACTATTAGGATTAAATTCTTTTTCTTGTAATTTTTCAAAAGTCTTTACTTCATCAAATTCATATAGTTTATTTACTGCTTTATCTATATCTTCCTGCATTAATACGGTAGCTTTTGCTAATCTATCTTTGTCAAAAGGAACTCCTACATCTTGCATATCTGTTAAAAATCTACATGCTGGAATTAATATATTTTCATATACTGACCATAACTTATTATTTTTTCTAACTGCTGGATATAATTTTTCAAATATTAATAATGTACATACTGCGTCCATAGCAGCATAGTCTTTCATTATTTCATATGGTATTGTATCCCAAGTAAAATCATCTTTAAGTATTCTATGAGTTCTTCTATATGCCTCTATCCAATCTTGTAACGGTCTTTCATAATCTCCATAGGGTGTGTACTTCATTGCAAGTTGTTTTAATCCATGTGTTCCAGGCTGTTCTTCAAGACAATAATGAAGAAGCATTGTGTCTTCAAAATGTGGAAACTTAAAATTGAAATGATACTCAAAGAAAGATAAATCAAACTTTGCATTATGAAATACTACTGACTTTCTATCGAAAAGTTCTTGCATCATATTTTCTGCCTGTTCGTCTATTATATCTGTAAGTATATAAGCTCCTTTATTCTTTTCATACGACATACTAAATCCAATCATATGTCCATCTCTTGGATATAATGCTGTAGTTTCTGAATCAAGTGCTATAAATTGATTATCATGCGTTAAAGCATTATCTAAAAATCTATATAATTCTTGAGAAGTTTCTATCCCTCTTGCAATATCTTCTGTTATTTTTGCTACTTTCAAATCTCCACTAATAAATTTAATTATATTATTCTTACTTTCCTCCCACATAGGTTTGGCTTCAGGTTTAAATGAAAGCATGGCAGGGTTAATTATTGGCAGAAATTTATCATCTATAACCCTGCCACTATATTCTGTAACAGAAGTAGCTTTCGTATAATTCTTTAGTGCTTCAGAACCGACTAAAATAATCCAGTCATACTCATCTATATTAATATCTATATCAACATCTGCTTTTAAAATTTTCCTCTTCACACGAGATGGACCTGAACATAAAGCATATCTGTCAAACTCAAAGGCTCCATCAAACCTATCTTCATAGTTTGTTACGCTTGGTTTGGTTTCTATAAGTGCAATTTTCATATCTATATTATATCAAATTTTAAACGCTATGTCAAGAAGAATATAACCTC